TATCGAACAAACTTATCCCAATCTTTTGTATAGAACTCACGGAAAGTATCATACTCATTGTGATCTAATTTCTTTTCACCCAACTCATAGTTAGCAATATAATCCAATCGATAGGATTCCTGATTGGTATAGGTAAATCTTTTATATAGATCTAGATAATCGAGTTGAGTGACACCACCAATATCATAAGTGATGTTTTTACGTCCACTAATATAAACTTCACCCTGAGATACAAGACCCCAAGGCGATAAATCTTTCATTGACTTTTCACCCATCACACGATTGATACGACCAGCAAGATATGGTATATCATACATCTGAGAGTTCCAACCAGTGATAACCTCTGGTAGATTCTTTCTCCAATATGCTAAGAACGAAGATAAAAGATGAACTTCATCACGACACAAAACATAAGTCACATTTGGATCTTTGTTTACAAAAGGTCTTGATCCAAAGGTTGTAACTTTCTTTGTTGCATAATCTTGTAAACTGATCAGAAGTAATTCCTCTGCAACATTTTCTACATCAGGGAAACCCTGTTCTGCAGCAACCTCAATATCGATTGTGACAAGTTTGATCTTTTTGATATCAAACTCAATACGATCTTGTGGATACTTTTCTGAAATATATTGATAGACATATCTATCATTACCGTAGATCTTGAAGTTTTCAACTTCATCATACTTCTTATAGAACTCACGACAATCTCTTACAAAGCCAGGTTGAATCGGTTCAACAGATTCACCTTCGAGTGTTTTATATTTTGTTTTCTTTCGGGAAGGAACAAACAAAGTTGGTTTCCATTCTTCACGATGAGTTACATGTTGTCCGTTTTCATATCCACGAATTAAGAATTGATTACCAATCAGTTGAATGTTTGTGTAAAATTTCACGAAGTTGCATCAATGTATTTTTTTAAATATTCTTCATTCGGATCTGTGATTGTTATGATCTTATCAGAATGAATCATCATTTCTTTCTGGTTAGTGTATTTTCCTAACCATCTTTCCATAGTATCAATATAACATGGGTTTGTAAGTTTACAATTAGGATCACCAAATTCTGCTGGAATCTCAGATATTTCTGAGATTATCATTTCATCCGTTGATAATAATAGAAGTTTGATCATTTTCTCCTCTGCCATCTAATCTCTCCTGATAAAGTTTTTTTAAGTTGTCTAATGGTTCTGTAATGGTAATTACCCAATCAGCTGAACAAGGTATTTTAGTATCTTGTGATAATGGAATCCAAGGAAAGAAAGTTATTCCAACCTTAGATGAATACTTTGTAGTAGATGAATTTTCATTTAGAGTAACAGGTTGTTCTGCTTCGTACATTTTTACAATCAAAGGATCATTAAAATAATATCCAATGACCTCTTCATTAGATTTAATTTCCTTTACGTCAGCAATGATATCCTCACCTGACTTCAACATTACTAGTTTGACTGTCATTTAATCTAGTTTTTATACTATATTATACCAATAAAAAAAGGGATCGTCAAGATCCCTAAAGTATTGCTTTCATAATAAACTCTTTTGATAAGATTGGTTCACCGAACAGATCAAGTTGTAATCCTTCTGCCTCTTCAGTAACCTTATCTTTATCTTTACGAGTATGTTCCCAATAACAAGTTCTATCTTCTCTTATGTAAAACCAACTTGTATTATGTGAATCTAATAGAAACACAGCATAAAGGTGTGGGTATGTTATCTTTGGATTTTTTTCATACACCACACCCATTTTAGTTTTATAAAAGTTAGGATGTATGTAATCCTCAGAGATATTCTTTTCGTGCATGATGTTCTGGAACTACTTTACCCAATTTGACGGTAAGGAGTCCATCTTCAAATTTGACATCTCTGACTTCAAAATCATCTGATAATGCCCAGGCTCTCTTGAAAGATCTCTGAGCCAATCCTTGATGGAAATACTCGGATTCTGTCTTCTTCTCTTCTTTCTTTCCCTCAACAAAAAGTTTTCCGTATTCGGTGTAGACATTGACCTCCTTCTTTTTAAATCCAGCAAGTGCAATTTCTAGCACAGACTCTGAATTATTTACTTGTATTATATTGTATGGAGGGTAATTTTGTTGAGTTTCGTTAAAAAACTTATTAATATAGTCATCAACCCCGATGCTATTTCTTGTGATGCGATCCATTAGATTTTCAAGATCGGCAGCACGATACCTTTGTATGCTCATCATAGTTCTCCTTAAGTAAGCGAGTTGTAATTTTGTCCCCGAAGGCGACACTACTAATTATAATAGCAGGCATAAAAATAGGGGAGCGGTGAACCCCCCAATTACACTTCGGATCTCCTCCTATTCTAGCAGCACTCTACAGTTGGTGACACACGTTTTATCTCTGGTATCGCATTCTGAAATACATTCAAAATAATCATCAACTGAACTTCCGAAAGATGTCTCTTTCTCAATGTTAAACCAAGGTCTCAAACTATTGTATGAGATAAGATTGTGATGCATAGGCGCTCCTTATGTACACATAAGTATCTATGTAAGTTTAGGAAACTTAATTAAGAAATGTTTAAGATTCTACTAGATCTTGTAGTTTGAATAGGGATATAAACTCAATTTCATTGTTTTCCCATACTCTATGATTCTCCTGACGATCAACAATTGCAACAACACGATTCACAACATACCCTGCATCACGCAAACAATTAACAGCCTTGATTGCACTACTGCCAGTGGTGGTTACATCCTCTAGAACGGTAACGATAGATCCTTTAGGTGGTTTATGTCCTTCAATCACTTCCTTTGTGCCATGTCCCTTTGGATTTCTTCTCACGATAAGAGCATCAATATGTTTTCCAGAATAGTATGCCTTTTGTGCAACACCACACACTAATGGATCTGCACCCAACGTGAGTCCACCAACAGCTGCAGCATCACTTTCAACATGTTTAATCATTAAATGTGATAGAAGAGCATTACCTTCACATGATAATGTGACAGGTTTACAGTTTACATAATGTTCTGATTTTTCACCAGATGATAAAGTAAACTCTCCTTTCTTATATGCGTTTTCTTTAAGTAGATTTAATAATGTAGTTCTGTGTAAAGTCTCAGTCATTCAATAATTCCTTTTCATCATTTTCTTCATTTAGATTCTTCTTAGAATCTTTATCATTCTTGTAATCACCTACAACTTCTCTTAGTAAGTTGTCAACATCTTTTCTTAAATCAGACATTACTCCTCCTCTGGTTTTTTTCTTTTACCAATATTATACTTGGTTTCTAGGTTCCAGTCACCCTTCTCTTTATAAGATATAACTTTGATCTGATTAAGAGGTGCGATGTCAGTCACCTTTGCCGTGTCTACTACAGACACAAGACCCCAATCTAATAAAAGTTGAATGATACGATTTCTTCTTTGAACATCATTCACAGTAATGTTTGCTCTCTTTCCATCAAGAGCGAATAGTTCTTTAAAATGAACGATATAATATCTGCCTTGCTTATGAAGAATGTGGCAAGATTGATAGAGTTTCTTTTCCTTTCTGGATGCAACACCTATGCGTGTTAACGTCTCACGAACTTTTAGGAAATCATCAGGTTCATTTAATATAATTTCAATCATTTGCTCTGGAGACCACTTAATCTCAGGCTCCACAATTGAGTTCATTTTTTTCCTCCAATATCAAGTCGGTCTCGTATAAACGAGAGTTGTTCTCTAGTCAAAATATTTAAAACCTGTTTTGCTTTTTCACTACTATAACCGTAGTATTTTTTTACAAGATCTAGGTTTTCAATTTGTTCTTTACGAATCCAAGGAGAGTATCTCTTCCTTTTCCTAAGACTATTTAGAAAAAAATCATACTGCAACTTCTTTGAAAGATTAGGATGTTTGTTTAACTCATTTGCAAACATCACAGAATCAATCTGTCCAGATAAACATCTATTGATAATATAAGCGGGATATCCTTTCTCTAAATCAGGATCTTCATCAATTAAATTATTCTTAGTGACATTGATAGAATTCAACCAATCTTTAAGATCTGCCATTATATAACTCAATTTTTTTATCAATATAAACCTTTGCTTTCTTGAGGTCATCAAGTTCGCCTTCCTGATCTTTATGACCAGCACGACAAACATATTTTATAACATTACCAGCAAAGAAGTCAAGTTCTTGATCTGCGATAAAATCCCAAACTTGAATCTTACCTCTTTGATAATGTGATGGTGAAAATTTGTTCATAATGTAGTTTTCCTTTTAATAATAATTCTATCATTTTTAAAGTCTGGAATAAATTCCAAAACTTCATGATGATCCCAACATAGTTCTTCGTAGAGACTATTGAGAGTTCTCATATCTTCATACAGATCTGTTGGTTCGTCATTCATAATTAAATACCTTGGTCACGTTGGTCAATTCTTTCAAAAAATTCTTTTAATGAGGATTGCATTTGCCCTCTGTTTTCTTTGGGATCATCACTTTTGATTCCCTTAATTCTTTTCCAATCGGAGAACATGGCTTGGAGTATCCAAGATTGTGAAAGGCTTTTAGGCCCATGTTCTAATAGTTCAATTTGGAATTTATTCAATTGATAGGATTTGATATCTATGTATTCAGATCTCCATCCATCATAGTTGTTAGTCATTTTCTGATAATGATTACATCATCTTCGTCATCGTCATCATTGTCAATACCTTTGAAAACTAATAATTCCTCACCAGATTGAACATCAGACATCTCTGGATGTATGTTTTGTTTTTTAATTGGTTTATTGAAATCATCAAGAGTGCTAGTCATCAACTTCCATGTATATGCGAACGTGGCTCCTGTTACAGCCACAAAGCCTAAAAAATAAATGAAAGTTAGAAAGTCACTCATTATCTTTTCAAAAGTTTTTGAATTGGTACTTGTCGTATCTTATCTATAACATCAGTCTCAACTTTATCTACAATTTTGTCAAGTAAGTTAATATCCATCTCCATAAAGGGTGGAATGATACCTAGTAAACGAAGTAGACCATCTACGAATAATGCAAGTGTGGTGAATCCAAGAATCATACTAATGACAGTGGCATCACGATTATGTTTTGCCATTGATTCTTCATCAATCTTTCTTGCCTCATCTATTGCTTCTTTCACAGCGTCAGCAATCATTGCATCAACCTCTGGTTTAGTATAGGTCATTGCTCTGATCTTCTCTTCTGTTGTGAAGTCTCTTCCAATATCAGTGACTGGAATGTTTCGGATAATTGTTCGGATCATCGTATTATGTCTATGTCGTGATTCTTAGTCCAGACTTCTAATTCTGTTCTAAGATTGTTATTTGATTTAAGATTATCATATCTTTTGGAGGCTTTGTTCTTCCACCACTTGATTAGATTCTCTTGATAAAATTTATCAAAGTTAATAGGATTCTTTTCAAGTTTGTCAGTGTCTCCACGAATAACTTCTCTTGAATTAGCGAAACCATAATCACTAAAATAAGTTCTCTTCTTTTCAGTGAGGTTCTTTGCATTTGCAATCGCAGTTTGGAATTCCACAACCTTTTGAGAAGACAAGCTTTTCTTGATGATTGATATCATCTTTGATTGTGTTTTCAACTTGCGACTGGATGCGTTCTCTTTGACTAAGAGTTTGTTGTTGTTTCTCTCTATAAACCATTTGTTTAAGTTTTTAAATATATCATCATGTAATAGAGGAGTGAAATCACTTTGAGTTAAACCTTT